GATGCCGTTTCGCAACCGAACGCAAACGCCACTTTTTTCCCCATAGAAATCGCGGATTTCGCCAGGGCAAGTCCCACATGTCGCGCAACACATACAAATATGAGTTTATAAGAATGGGATAAGCCAATTGGCGACATTGTTTTCCCAGTTCCAGTGGGCGCAATATATAACACAAGCCGGGCTTGGTCGCGTCTCCCTTTGAACAAGGAGAACAATTGTTTTTGATGATTGAAAAGCGAAACGTCACTGTATTTCAGGAGATATTTATTTTTCTCTATGAATTCGTAGGAGTGTGCGAAAACCTCTTTTATATTTGTTTTCTCCATGGCAATCGAGGTTATCAAATCCACAAACATGAGAACATATTTATTTATATTGGGAATCGAGGTCATTTTCAGTTGCAAGAGAGTATACAAGTAAAACCCATATTCACTGGTTTTGTTTACGAGAGACAATATTATTTTTTCGCAAAAATCGATGAGAAGGAATTCAAATATATATTCTTTTTGTATGTGTATGTTTTCGGCCATATTCTGCAAACGGATTAGATCGGCCTTTTTCAATTTTTTCATATTGACAGGAGGGATATTTTTTTCTTTCCAGGTTTCGATGATTTCAATGAATTGTATGTCCGGTTGCTTTGGAGTAGTAGAGATACTGTCCGATTTTTTGGATTTTTTCTTTGCATCCCGAAGTTTACATAGGGTTTGTATCGTTTTATGAACACAGGCATCAAAATATTCTTTCCAAAAATAGGAATCGATTTGTGGAATGTCTTGAGAACTCATGTGAAGGAGCTGCAACATCGACTGATTATCATTATATCGTATATTTAATGAATCGTAACCGTTCATAATGACGCGTAGAATTTTTTTCTCTGTTTCGGAAACAGGGGTTTCAATACTTTCCCACTCCGCTTTCGATAACTTTGATTGTGTGAAATCCATGGTGTAATAAATAATTGGATGAATGATTATCTATTTAATAAACTATAAATATCAATTCAATTTTGTGAGAAAATTAGTATTTTAGGTGAACCTTATATATATTCAATTGATAACTTTTATCAAACATAGTATAATATAATGAATGTATATATGTCTTTCATACATTCTCTTAATAAAAACATATTACAAAAAGAATTTCAATCGATTATTACACTGAATCAAGAGATAATAGATAAAAAAAACGGCATCGATGAAAAATTAGCAAAACTAAAAATCATATACAACGATTTGATAAAAAACAATAACAAAAAGATATTTATTTTTTGTTTGGATGCGTTTTATTTTCAATACAAGATACTGAATATTGAAATAGAACAAATGAAACACATTCTTATATTGATAAACAATCGTATGTATGGAGAATACTATAAATTGTATAATATTATTTTGTTACAAATAAAAGAAAAAGGATTAGTAATACCCGAATCCTATATTACTAGTAAAAATCATACCGTGTATAAGGATTTAGAGCCCCATATTGAATACAATATTGAATTGATAAAAGAGGTTCACAATGATATTTTAGTATTAATTGATGGAATATACGTTTGTCACAATTCCAATGAATCGTGCATAAAAGACCACGTAAATAATACAACCATTGGTAATTCGATTGCGAATTTTATCAATACATTAGAATATGAGAACAGTATTTTAAAAGAGCAAATCATGTTGTATTACAACTATATCAGTTTTTTTCACAATACCCAACTGGACCATCTCTGCAAAATAGACGAAAAGATAGTGAGCGTTCAAAAAAATATAGACAATAATATATTGACAACGAAAAAACAGTTACCTGTGTACAAGTCGAGTTTTTATAGTTCAGAAAAGTTTCTGAAAGAATTCTTTGTGAAGACAAATTCAAAATCATTGAATGACTTTTCAAGTGATTTGAGTGGGTTTCAAGATTTGGTATTTGAGAACATGGAAAATAAAAAAGAATTGATTGTGATTGATTCTTCAGGAAATTTTTTGGATAGAATAAAGAATGAATTCTTTTTGACAAACGAGAAAGGAGAACTATATGATGGGTTCTCAAGTAATGATTGAATAATACAATTAATAAAAATTTCTATAGAAATATCTACTGTATTTGTATAGAAACATGGAATTAAAAACGAAAACGGTGGAAGAAGAAAATCATCATGAAGAAAAGAAAGAACATTCTAGTAGCGGTGGTAGTCCGAACGGTGGTGGACACAATGCCGACAGAGAAAGTATCATAACAGATACGAAACCTGTGGAATGGTCCCCAGAAAATGAGAATATATTAGTGGAATGGGGAGATGTCGCCCAATGCTACAAATGGATGAATAGCGCGTCTCATGAGCAATATAGTAATTATTTGGCATGGTTTACGATACCTACCATTATTTTGTCTACCATTAGTGGTACCGCCTCTTTTGCACAAGCTAGTGTTCCTCACCGGGTTCAGATGTATGCTCCGGTGGTCATAGGAACCATTAATATTTTTGTGGGTATTTTAACTACAATACAACAGTATTTGAAAATAGCTGAGCGGAATGAGTCACATCGCGTATCGGCGATTTCTTGGGATAAGTTTTCGAGAAATATTCGTATTGAATTGGCGAAGGCCCCTAACGAAAGAATGGATGCAGGGCATTTTATAAAAATGTGTCGTCAGGAGTATGACCGTCTTATGGAGACGAGCCCTGTGATTTCTAGGGAAATCGTTCAACATTTCAATCAAAAGTTTGCAGGGAAGATGGGGAGTAAAGAACGAGCACGTTTTGAGGAAATTAAGAAACCGGATATTTGCGATATCATTATAAGTACGAATAATTCGAGACATGGATGGTATAAAGAATTGTCTTCCCCGTCGAGTGATTATGGAGAACTAAACAAATTGGATATTGCATACAAAGAAAAAACCATCATTGAAAAAGAGGAATTTATAAATGCGAAAGAGAAGGAATTGTATTTGAAGGAAATAGAAGAATGCAAGAGAATTCGACAAAAAGAGGAATCGAAAACAAATATGCAGAAATCAATATTGAATGCATTGCGAAAATTCAAGGAAGATACCAATAAAATAACCACATATGTGAATGGATTCCAAGAAATGTATGGAAGAAAACCGTTTACGGATGAAATCATGGATAATTTAAAAGATGAAATTCCGCTCGATGTGATGGATGAATTTTTGGAAACATATACCATTGAAAATGTTGCCAATATAGTGTAGTTTTATTTTTCTCATTTTTTCAACTTACATAAAAAATGAGAAATCAGTTCGAGGTTTCGGTGAATGTCTCCGTTTCGAATATATAATCATCTATTTCCAATGGTTTTTCTTTTCCAGCGGCAATCGCCTTACAAAAAGAATAATACATTTTTGGTTTTTTTATCCATTCTTTTGTTTTCACATCAATGAGACCAGAACAATCAAAATCGAATAATTTATGGGTATTGTCCGTTTTACTGAAGCCGATATTGTCTATCTTCCAATCGATATATAATATACCGTATAATTGCAATTCGTTTTTCACTTGTCGCATGATTGAAATAATTTCCATAAGTTCTTCTTGTTCTTCTTGTTCTTCTTCTTGGTCGAAATGTTTCCCGCCATAGGTTTCATCCAATAGTTCCATATCCACAAAATTTGCCCCGACATCATAAATATGAACTACATGTTGGATGGGTTTGCCGGAGGATTGTATCATAAGTAATTGGCGGCATATTTCTAATTCCACTTTTGTATGGGTCATTTTACGGAAAAAAGGTTTTCCATCATATAATTCCGGCATAGAAATTTCTTCTATATTGCCATCAAATGTGTATGCTTTAGAGGTCATTGATTCTATTTTTTATACGTTTTTATTTTTATATAGGTTCTCATCGTATGTTTGTATGTTTGTATAATCAAAAATACAAAAAAATTAGTATTGAATAAAATGCGAAATATTTTTGATTCCCCATAATTGTAAAAGGTTCTCGTGGAAGTAAAAAGAAGATGCAGTAATGATTTGATTTCGATATTTTTCTTTTTCTTCTTCTTCCAAATTGTCGATGTCGCCCTTTATATAGAGACCGTTTGTTATAAAACAGGAGAACCTTTTCAATAAGGAAACATCGGTATTGACAATTGGCAAAGTAGTAAAATAATAGGCAATTCCGAAGAAAGGGTGTTCCACGGAGACATATTTCTGTGGATTGTCCAATCGTATGTTCTCGTATTCATCCGTAAAATTGCATAAATAAAGTTGAAAAGGAAAAGGATATACTTGATTTTCCGGTGTTTTTAAATTACATAATTCATTATTCTTTTTGAAGAAGTCGGTTACAACGGGGTCGACCGGAGTAGAATAGATGGTTTTCTTATAAAGAATTTCATCTAAGATAGCAATGGTAAGTTCTCGTTTTAATTCACGGAGAACCGTAGAAATATCGAAAAATACAAACACAGATGAGTCATTATATTCCATAAATCCTTTGTATAGATTCGAAATTTTCTTCTTTTGTGCATGAATCATATTGTCATCGGAGAACATGGAAAGAAAGTATTTGATGCATTCTGTTTCAAAATGTATTTGTTCTTGTGATTTCTCTTCGGAATCAGGTTCTCCACTTTCTTGTAAAGAATCGGCGGGTACATTGATAACAGGACATTCATAATCCATTTGAGGGAATGAATAGATGTCAGATTGGGTCTCCATATGAAATTGTAGGAATGGATAGTGTGTATTGTATTTCGATTGATTGTCAGCGATATCACTTGTATAAGCGGTTTCTTCATATTCTCCTTCAATAAAACAGGATTGATTTATGGAGAACAATGCGAAGTAGACCTTGAATGTTTTGTTCTCCGTATTCATGCAAAAACCAAACATTTTACTCAATTGGTCATCTTCAATATATTTGTATTTGTCTGAAATGTTCTCGGGGTTTTGAGAACGTAGAGGGGGGATAATAATGTCTTCATCGATTTTCTCGCTATCAATCACGTTTTCGCTATCAATCACGTTTTCGCTATCAATTGCGTTTTCGCTATCAATTGCTTTCTCGCTATCAATCGTTTTCTCGCTACCAATCGTTTTCTCGCTACCAATCGTTTTCTCGCTACCAATCGTTTTCTCGCTACCAATCGTATTTGTATTCGTATTACTATTACCAACAGTGTTTGTATTTGTATTCGTATTACTATTACCAAAAATGCTACCGAATATACTGTCGTTACTATTAACAACAGTGTTCCCAAAAGGGGCATCCGCACTGTTACCAAAAGTGCCACTAATGGTTCGGCGAATACTATTACCAACACTGTTACCAAGAGTGCTAATAAAAGTATTTGTATTTGAACTCACTGTCTGATTTGTCACATGTGGACCCGGAGGGTTTTCTTTTGGTTTTTCATCTTTTGCGTTGGAATTCATAACAGTATATTGCCAATAATTTCTATATACTATACCACATATTCTCTAAATAGAATCTTTTGCAAAAATAGTTAAAGACTACTTACGTTATTTATTAAAAGCGACGCAATAAGCAATCCCCCGAGTCAA